GCGTTGTAACGCTAATTGCACTTGATCAGTGCTAATATCTAGTTTGTCAGATATCTCACCAACCCTGTGCGGATATTCGTTTTCTGGTTTTTGTAGTAACTCTGTAATACGCTCTTCTATAGATACCTCTATCTGTCTTTCAGATAGTATTTCTTCTGGCGCTTCTGGAGGTAGTACTTTAGTCATACCTGTACTACATACAGTCCAAGGTGTTGACTCTGCCTTGGCCTTTTCATTAGGCATAATCAGGGCTTCTATTATATCTCCCACCTTTATGTCTAATGCTCTAACTATTTTTGGATTAATGAAAACTTTTTCATGTTCCATAGTTATACCAAAGCCTTCGTCATTTACATGTTCTAAGACTGCTTCTACCAATACACGTTTAAATACAGCGTTTGGAAAAAATTTAAGAATATTAGTTGTATGAATACTATTCATTTTGGCTACTTAGCCTCCGAGTTTAATTTTTGAATTACAACCTCTACGAGGTTGACGTTATCCTCATTGATAACATATGCTAGCCCTCCTTCTTTTGTTATGTCGTCCAAATTTTTCTGCTGTAGCGGTGTTGGTTTATTCTTACCTGCCTTACATTCGATGCCAATAAACCTGCCTTTATAACAGGCCACAACATCAGGCACACCACTACGACCGAACCCACCCGTTACTGGGTAGAAATAGTACGCACCTGCTTCTTTCAGTATGCGTACCACTTTCTTTTTTACTTTCGCTTCAGGGGTCATAACTTTACTTTGTACCCCCGTCTGTCCCACAAATCGACG